TTCAACTGCTTTACCTTTAGTTAATATTTGATCTCCAACAACTTCTCCAATTTTTTTAAAACTTTTATCTGCTAATTCATTTGTATTAAATGTGTCTATAGCATTCTTAACATTATTCTGATATTTTGTAACATTTTTCATATTAGATTGTCTAATTTGTCTATTTATATCATGACCTACTCTATCAGGAATATTTCCTAAAGTTAATGCATGATTGAATCCATAAGCATTCTCGGACATATTATATATTAACTAAATATTTAAATTACTATTTTATATTTTTATAAATCTTTCTTATAAGAAGTAAAACTTGTAAGAACATAAATTTAAAAAGTTTTCTAAACAAAAAATAAATTTTCAAAATGAATCTAAAAAAATCTCTTCATAAGATCTCTTTCTCATTAGAAAGGTTTATTTAAAGATATAAAAATATATCAATTAAAATGGAAGAATATTATAATTTTAATAAAATAAATGAACACGCTAAAATATCAGATAAAGAAAACTACCATAGAGGTTACAAAGACAATATTTTTAGTGAAAAACATTTTATAAAAAATAAATCTGATTGGAGGTATGCTAGGACATTAGACATCAATAATTTACAAGTAAAAGAATATATGATTCAACATCCTGACAAATTTAAAACAATGTGCCTAGTCAATCTTTATCACAGCCAAGGTAATAAATTTAATAATATTTATAAACATGAATTCACTAATCTATTTAAGGATTATTTAAGTAAATATATTGATAATAGTTCATTAACTAAAATTAATAAAAAAGAAATGATTAATAGAAATCTTACTAATTTTGATATCAAATATAATCTTATTTTTAAAGAATGTAAAAAGAAACACAGGTATTCTCAAAAATGTAAATTAAAAAAAGAATATCTAAAATATTTAGAATGTGGTGATATTGAGCAATGTAATTTAAAAGATTTATTGTATATGATTATTTATGCCATTGACACTGAACAATCTTTACATTCTTCACCTTCTTTAGATTCCATGTCCTCAGAAGTATGATATTATAAACATTTAAAGAAATAACTACTTAATATATTGATATATATAAATGGAAAATTTTAATAAACATTATAATAAAATTTTTGAAAAATATGAAGATAAATCTTCTGGTTACAGAAGTAAAAAATCTCAATTTAAAAAAGAATATAATAAATATTTAGAAACAGGAAATATTAATAAATTTAAACATTCTCTAAAAATATTCATTGCCTATGTAGAATTATCTGAACAATCTTCACCTTCTTTAGATTCCATGTCCTCAGGAGTATCAACATGATTATCATCTAAATCAGTTTCAGTATTCCATAATATTTCCTCAAATGACCTTAATGCAAGCCCCTCTTGAACTTTCAAATATAGAAAGTCATATTTTTTTTTAACTGCTTTCTTATATACTTCATAGAATTTAGTTTTATCACCAAACATAGAACAGTACTCCTCAGCAATCTGTTCTAATTGTTTGTTATTAGATTGTTTAAAAATAATGACATCCGTAGCATTGTTTCTCAATATTGTATCCACAGATTTAAAATTCTGAACAAAGACACCCATTAAACCAATATTTTTATGTCTGAATCTTGTTGCCAAGAATGATATTTCATTATTTCTTTTCATATTAGATCCAAGAATATCGTCACAGATTAATGAAATAAAAGGCATATTTTCTTTCTCCCCAAATCCGTCTTGTTTAGCAACTAAATCACTAATTACTCCGTCAGTGTAATAATCAATTACTGAACATGACTTCTTTAGAAATCTGGCAGTCGGGTCATTATTTATTGTATTACTAATAATAATGGATTCGTCAAAGTAATCTTGTCCAAAGAACCCGTCCTCATATGGACGGAGTAACATATTATTTATTAAAACAGTCTTACCTGATTTTACTGCACCAATTCCTAACAGTAGAGCAGGTGCTTGAATAAAGTTCGGGTGTGTAGGTTTTATACGGGGATCACGAGGTAAATCTTTAACTGGTACAACAGTAGGGGGCTTATTAAAATTTACTTGTTTTTCTTTTTTTTCTTTTGGTGAATCCATTTTATTTAACACATATTTTAATTTTATAGATAAATAATAGAAATTTATATATTTTTAATAGATATATATGAATAATTTATTGCCTGAAGTTGTGGATGAAGTTGAGCCTGTTGAGATACCTGATATTGATTTAGATAATGGAGATAATAATGAAGAAGAAGAGGACACCGAAGGTGCTGAACAACTACCTGAACCTATTAAAAAAGAACCTATACCTACTGAGGACATATTCAAAGATGCTCCTGCACCTGTAATCGCAAAACCTAAAAAGAAGAGGACAATGACACCTTTAATGTTAGAAAAACTCGCATTATCTAGAGCAAAGGGTAATGAAACACGCAGGAAGAACAAAGAAGCAAGATTAAAAGGTGAAATGCCTACACCAACTCAAAAGAAGAAGATTGTCAAGGAGCAAGAAGAAGAGAAGAAAAGGCCTGTAGTGAATAACATAGTGCATGAAACAAAGAACATTACAAATAATATTACTCATGAAGATATTGAAAAAATAGTTAATCAATCAACTAAAAAAACATTAGAAGAATATGATACTGTGAGGAAACAAAGGAAAGCAGCAAAGCAGATTGTTAAACACAAAGAGATTGAACAAGAAAAAGTGAAGAAGAAAATATTAGCAGCACAAGGATATGCGTATGGACAACCTAATTTTTATGCGAATTGTTTTGGTTAAATTGATGTATTTTATTAATATTAGTTGAAATTTCTAATTGTAATTTAGTCATTTCTTGTTTTAAAAATTTATTCTTTTCTTTTAATGTTTCAATGATTTCTTCATCTTCAATAGATTTATCTTGATATCTATGTAGTTTTACAGTCAATTCCTCTTTATCTTGTTGTAATTGTTCAAGTTTAGTCATTTAATATATAATATATTTATATCTTTAAGTAAAACCTTTCTCATTAGAAAGGTTATATGGGAAGACTTTTTTTTGAATTCATTTTGAAAATATTTTTTTTGTTTATAAAACTTTTTTAATTTATCTTGTTCAAGAAAACCTTTCTTATAAGAAAGGTTTCTAAAGTTAATAGAAATAATCATGAAATATATTAGTATTAAATTTATATAAAATATATATTGACCTATTAAAATGGAACTATCAGAGATAACAATCTTAGATGCCAATCAAAAATTTAGTTCTGAGTTTTTGGGAGGTAATAATTCAAATGCCCTATTTACAAATAAAATGGGGCACGGTATTGAAGTTCAACCTGGAGATAAAATATCCATATATAACTCATTCATAGCAGAGGCTGGTGCAACCACAGATGCTATTGAAATCACAGATAAATTTTTAGGAACAAGAGAAATTGTATATACTCAATTAACACCTGTAAATTATATTAATGGATCTAATGAGAAACCATTAGGATATGAAAGAGTGACCGCTTCAAATATTACTGAAACAGTGAATATGAGTCAGAATAATGTAGACATATTAACTAATTATTATAAAACTACTAATGGAGAAAATTATTTTAGTCTGCCTAGAAGATACTGTATTGAGGGTGATGGGCTTTCTGGAGCAAATACCTGGAAAAGCACTGATGATATAACTCAGGGAAGGTGTTATAATAATGGAATATTAAATACAGAAATAGGGGCAAATAAATATAATGGTTCATTTGAACAAGTATTTGTATGTGACGCAGATTATTTCTTTTTTAGTGATAATGGTTCAGGTGCAGTCGGCAATGACAATGTCAATGAATGGAAACTTAGAGGAGATAATTCAAGATACACGATATTTGTTAGGGAAGATACACGCTATGGACAACAAACGGATATGATAAATTTAAATAATACATTAGTATCCGTAAATACTTCTGGAACTGAAACAAATGGATTATATAGTCCATCTGAGTATCCTTATATTGAATATATTGAAAAAGTTAATATTAATATTCAACAAGGTTTTGTATCTCCGAGTGCTCTTGCAGAAAATATTAGTAATCAATTGAAAGAACAACAAGAACCTCAAATAAATTATTTCTCTTCAATATTATCTCAGCCTGGTAGTCCTTCACCTGGATATGAAACATTTTTACCCATGTCTGTTGAATTAAATTCAAAAACCTATCATACTTTCTGGAGTTCTGGAACAAGATTATCTAATCAGGATAATTGGACAGCGTGGAATAGTAAATTAAATGCTTCAGTGATATCCTTTAATTCAAGTTTAACTAATAATTATTTATCTCAGTTTCAATATATTGGTGTTAAACGACCTGATTTATTTAAAGCAGGAAGAGTATGGGCTTCTAATTCTGCTTTAAATCAACCAGGATTATTAACACAAGCATACTTTAGAACTGCTTATGATTTACATGAATTAAATTTTACAAATTCAGCAGACATAAATGGGAATGTCCCATTTAACAATTTACCTAATCATACGATCACTACTAAGATGGAGTGGGGACAACCTGCGAGTAATAAAACAATGGAATATATAAGAGACATTATTAATGCTCAAGAAAACTATCCAGAATTATTCGATAATAAATTTAATCAATATCAAGGTTTAGTTACTGTAAATAATTCAAGATTTCTACATATGAATGTTTCAAAGGATGGAACTGCTCCAGGAGAACGAAATACACCAATATCTTCAGTTGGTTGGGATTATATGACTGATGGAACGAATGCTTGTACTGATAATGCTTCTTCTTTTGAATATAAATCAACACCATTATTTTTTGATTATAATCCAAAATATAAAAATATAGATACAGATGGGGAGAGTTGGGAGACGGGTTATAAATATGGAATATTTAAAAAAGTTTTATATTCAGGAACCTATTATGTAGCATTAACTACTTCACATATAGGAATTGGCACGGACGGAACAGATATAGAAAATTTTTCTGTTGCAGTTGGTTCTGGAATAATTACTATGACTGGATTTAACACTAGTTTATTTGATAATGGTTTAACAGGAGCAGCCTCAGGACAAATAGGTGGAGGTTCTAAGGTTGTTGATTCAGGATCAGGCTTAGGGACGGGAGGATTTGATTCATTAGCAGGCCCAATAGGATTAGTTACCCCTAGGTATTATTTATTTACTGGGAATAATACTAGATTTTTAAGAACTAAAAATATAAGTGAAAGAATTAGAGACGGTGGTTTTGTTGTAATATCTTTTATTCAAGGAAATTCAGCTAATGGTGGGGAAAATCCCGATGCAGGGGAAGATTTATCATTAGACATATTAAATTCGGTAGGTACTGTAATATTTACACATGTAATTTCGTTTGGTGCTCTGGCATATGTAGGGAATGCTTTTACTGATTTTGTTCATAAACTTACAGATAACGAAGCAGCCCAGGGAGTATATTTACAAATAAGACAGAATACTTCTTCACAATCTACTTTTGATACGTATGGAGTTAAATACTTTGCTTTTGAACAGAATTTTTATGATCCCCTGCTTCCAAGGGATCAAACTTCAATTCCTAATCCATATTTCAGTTTAAATAATGGTTTAGGGACAAGCAAAATAATAAGCGAACAAACAAATATAGGTTGGGATATTCATTTTAATGCTTACGGGAATGCTCATATTGGTTTGTTTGACGGATATTTGAACAGAAATTATAATGAAAGTGGTTTTAACACAATGAATCCAGGATTTAATGGTTCTTCCAACACTCCAGAAGATACTCCAAACATACAGAATTTTCAATATGTAAATAAAATTTATTTAGGCAGTGATGACCCATTAGTAGAATATAATAATATTACTAATAGATTTGAAATATCTAATCTTCATACTCCTGAGAGAGTTCAAAATCCATTTAATGCTTTAATGAGTGATGGTTCTGAGACTGACACTGATCCTAGAATGGTTGCTGAGTTTCCCACACAAGGAGACATAGTTTATAAAATAAATAAAAGATTATATAACAATAATTTTACACCAGACATGATGCCTTATAATTTAAATAATTTTAATATTACTGCACAATTTGATAATATGAATGGAACACCTCAAGAAGCTGGAGCACTTAATATTTATAATTTAAATCAAAATTTACAAGGATGGAATATATTTGACCAATTAACTGGAATAATTATAAAAGATTTCGGATATACATCTGAAACTTGGAATGATTCTTTATTTGGAATAATGGGATTTTCATATGAACAATTTAATTCTACTGTTACAAGTTTGAATGACATTACAACAAGAGTAGGAAATAGTAATAAAAATAATTTACCATATGCTTTTACAAATGCTAATATAAATTCTGTAGACACAATTGATTTTCCAACAAATACGGGAGGGTCAAGTAAATATACATTACAAATTCCAATAACACAACAATGGAATAATACAAATCTGTTTCCAATAAATATGCCTCAACCAGCAGGCAAAGTACCAGCAAATCTATGGTGGGGTCGTAAGGTTAATGCTTTCCCTGCTATCACGGAAGCAGCAACATCTGTTAAATTATCTGCTCAAACAGTTCCCAGAGCAATTAGAACAGGGTATTATGCTATTAGATCAGATGTAGTAGATACTCCTAATTTCATTGGTGGGCCTGATAGTGGATTTAATTATCCAATATTACAATGTTTATCAAAGGTGAATGATACTAATGATTGGTGGGTTGGTGGGGAATCTTCAATTGAATATTCATTTACAAAAACAAAAACTATTACAGAAATTCGAACTGCTATTACAACACCTGACATGAGACTTGCATCAATAGAAGCAGGATCAAGTGTGTTATATAAATTAACTAGATATAGAACTGACCATACTGATATTATTGGTGAGATTTTAAATGAAAAAAAATAAATATATATAAATATTAAATATGAAATTATTAGAATTGTTTTGTGGAACAAAGTCAGTTGGTAAATGTTGTAATGAATTAGAATATGATTCAGTGTCAGTTGATTTTGATAATAAATTTAATCCAACACATTTATGTGATATATTAGAATGGGATTATAAACAATATGATAAAAATTATTTTGATATAGTTTGGGCAAGTCCTGATTGCACAGAATATAGTAAATTACAAAATTCATGGTTAGGTAGAAAAAAGAAAGGTGAAATTTTCACAAGAGAAATTATGGAAAATAATATGATTAAATCAGATAAATTAATATTAAAAACTTTAGAAATTATTAATTATTTTGATCCTTCATTATGGTTCATTGAAAATCCACAAACAGGTAAATTAAAAGATAGAGAAATAATGAAAAATATACCTTTTTATGATGTAGATTATTGTATGTACTCAGATTGGGGGTATAAAAAAAGAACACGAATATGGACTAATAAAAAGGATTGGAATAATTTATTATGTGATAAAAAATGTGGTAATATATTTAATAATGTTCATAAAAGTAATTTAGGTGGACATGCTGCTGATAATACTAATTCTGGTTTTTCATTAAAAGATAAATATAGAATTCCAAATGATTTAATTAAATCATTAATTTTAAATTAAAAAAGAGTAACTAATATTTTATTCAATTACTCTAACTCTTTACTCTAAATAAAAATATTATATTATTATATAAATGGCATACGGTTCATCAGCACCACCACCTAAAAAATCTAGAGTTCCAAAAGGTTCTCATAGAATGCCCGACGGAACAATAATGAAAGATAGTGCAATGAAAAAAAAAGCACCTGTTAAAAAAGCACCTGTTAAAAAAAAATTAGATTTTGATTTAAAAGAAGGTACATTCACACGAATGGCAAAAGAAAAAGGATACGGAGATAATGTTCAGAAACTTGCTACAGACATCATGAAACACCGTGAAAAAGGTGTTCTTCCGAATGGTAAAAAGATTACAGCATTAATGATAAAAAAGGCAAATTTTGTGGTCAATGCCAGAAAATTCAAGAAATAAAATATTATATATTGTATATGCCTTTGACAAAAGAAGGGAAACCAGTGTTATATAAACCTTGGAAGAATACAACAACTTCTAAAAATAAATTCTGGGTATATGTTAAATCTGATACTAAAAAAGGTTTTAAAAGAATAGGATTTGGATTAAAAGGAATGCAAGATTTCACGCAACACAAAGATGAAAAAAGGAGAAAATCATATTTAGCCCGTGCTAAAGGAATAACTAATAAAGAAGGGAAAAAGACTTGGACTGACCGAAATACTGCTAACTACTGGGCGACCCACTTCCTTTGGAATGCCTGATAATTAAAATATTGTGTAATATATATATGTATCCTTTATCAGACATAGGAAATTTAGTAGTAGTAATTTCAGGGGCACTTGGAAGTTTGTTGTTGATTGTATTCAAATCAAAATGTACTAGTATTTGTTTTGGGTGCATAAAAAGGAAAGTTCCACCAATAAAAAATACAACTTCAGATGATTTAGGAACACCAAGAACACCTGAAATTCCTGTTAGAGACGAAGACGCACGCCCATAATTTATTATTAATATATTTTATAATGTAAATGGAATATAAGATTCATAATTCATGGAAACGATTAGAGATTTTATCAATAGTTTATAAAATGTCGGTGGATATCAAAGCATTTTGTTATTTAAATAAATATAATTTGATCGAAAAATTAAGTAAATTTATAATGACTAATAATATGGATTTTTTAAAATTTTTATTTAGTCCTAAGCCTGTCCGAGTATGGTCATATACAGAAAAAAAAGAAGTGACTTCATTAGCAAGGAAAATATCTAATTATTATCAAACTTGTAATTTAGAAAACTCTGGATATTTAAATGAGGATGAAATTAAAATTGATATAGAACATATTAAAAGTTATACAGATGTATGTTCTGTGAATAGGGCAATAAAGAAACATAATTCAGTAACAGGAAGTAAAATTCCAATAAATGTTTGTTATTCTGAATATGAATTGACTAGACAAGATGAACGGATTATTAGACAGAAAATGATGGGTTTGACAATTAGACGAGGTAAATTTATTTTGGAATTCGATTAGTTAATTTTATAAATAAATATGTATTAATTATATTATGACTTCTAAATTAATTTATGGTGATCAAATTGAAGAATTAGATAAAATATTTTTAAAAGATAAATTTTATTTTCCAATGAATACAAGTAGGTCAAATGTTTTAAAAGAAAATGATAAAAAATATCCTGGATTTGCTTTAGGCATTGTATTTAGTTGGACACATGGACACGAATGGATTTTATCTTGTTTGTCAAAGCAGCCCAAATATTCAGTTTTATTAAAAAAAGCAATGAATTTTATTAATACATGATCCAGAGTTTGAATGCACAACAATTCAATTTAATAAAAATTATAAAATAGCAAAACATATTGACGGAAATAATGTAGGGGAATCATATATAATAGGTTTAGGTAATTATGTTGGAGGTGAGTTAATTGTATATGATAAAGAAGACAAGCCCACATATATGGACATAAATCATAAATTTTATAAATTTAATGGATCGGAATATTATCATGAAGTAGCAGAATTCTTTGGAGATAGAATTACATTGGTATTTTTTAAATTAGGTGGAATAAATGGTTGTTTAAAAAAATAAATTATTCTTCAATTCTATTTACGGCAACTTCATATATTTTAGCATCTTTTTCGATTCCAATAAAATTTCTATTCATATTTCCGCAAGCAACTCCCATACTTCCAGACCCCATAGTAGGATCAAATATAATGTCATCTTCTTTGGAGTAATATTTTAAAATCCATTCCATTAATGCTACAGGTTTCTCAGTAGAATGTTTTCCTCTGGTTGATTTAATTTCTAATAATGAATTAGGAAGTGCTGGGTCATAAGCACTTGTTCTATCTTTTCTTTCTATATCTAATTTTTTTATATCTATTTCTCCGTAAATAGTATCCATAGTTTCAGGTTCAGGTTCAGGACAATCTTCTTTAATTAATGAAGTAGGAAGTGGTGGGTCATATATTTTATTTCTATGACCTTTTCTTAAACTATCATCTGTTTTATTTTTATCATAACAATCTTCTTTAATTAATGAAGTAGGAAGTGGTGATTTATATTTATCTTTTCTATGTTTAGGATTAATAATATTTATATTATTTCCGTAGGCACTATCTTTAGAAATATCTATTTTAAATTGTTCTTCTTTTGTATTTTCTTTAATAAATTTATGTTGATGAGAAGATAAATCATAGAAAGGTAATTTTTCATAAAAAACATAAATCATTTCGTGTTTTCTCATAGGCATCTTCTTAGCACATAGGAAACCAGCCGAAGCAGATTTACACCATACTAAATCATATCGGAATGGACATTTCTTAGGACAACTATTTAATAAAGATAAACCGAATTTAGTAGTACAGGTCATAATTATGGGAGTATTTAATTTTTTAATTCTCATAAATTCAATCCATAATTTATCTAAATCGATTAAACAATCCCAGGAGCACGAAGTTTGGCCATAGGGAAGGTCGCAAAATATTAAATCAACAGATTTATCATCCATTAATTTCATTGAGTCAAAACAATCACCATTATATAAAGTTGCCATTTTTATATAATCTAGATATTATTTTTGGTAGACAAACTACGAATGTTAATTCTTTCATTACTAAATTAAAATTTTTATCAGTTATACCTA